ATAATCTCGAAATACCGACAAGCAACCCAATTTAAAATGGTATTTAAGAGTCCGGTATGAGCGTCTCCTGACGCCATCATCCCAAAATATTTGAACATTAATCCATTCATAGTGTGGCCTTTTTTTGTATGAGATAACTCAAACAAATCAAGAATACGCTGATCACCAGGGAAGAAATGCTTCAATATTGGGACAAATGTTAAATCATACAAAGGGACTCGTTGTGTTGACTCAAACTTGGAGTAGTCATTCTCCAAGAGCCAAGAACCCAACAAACGGGAAAACTTGGCACCTCTCTCGAGGAAATTGCAGCCTTTGGCAACTTGTGGTAAGCAAACTAATGCTTTTTCGAGTGGTATAGTGTATAGTGAGAACAAAGTTGTGAACTTAGGATCACGAGAGTAAACCAGTCTTGGTGGTTTATCCTCGAAATATTTCTCGTTTTTGACAAAAGGAGTAACTCGGGAATCCATATTGACATTAAATCCCTCCTCAAGCAGTTTGTCGACTGCTTTCAGGTACCTTTGCCCTAATGCTCCTTTTTTGCCATCCATGAATTCATCATAGGTAATTTTGCCATCAAAATGTGGTTCCATAGCTTTAATCAAATCATTGACAGCAGTTGTTAAAACTGATTTGTTAAGCTGTAATTTAGGCGTTTTCTTCAAATATCTATTTCTTAAACCTAGTTCTTCATTACCCAAGCAATTGGTGTGAACAATTGGCTTGATTAGGTCTCGGAATGGAAAATTGAAAGCTGATGTAAATGAACCTTTTTTACACAGCAAACGCTTGCGCTCTACGACGTTGTTCGATAATTTGGCACACTTCCAAGGAGCAATGTCCTCAAGCTTACAAGGATGATTGCAAGTGGTGGGTACCAAAATAGGGTTTGACTTATAGATATTGTTAGACAAACCAGCAAACTTAACGCAAGTGCGCAATTTATGAGAAAACCAACGACAAATACTAACAGGGCTGAAAGAAAAGGTCGTTTAAAGTTGGGATCTGTTTCCCCATATAAATATGACATCTCAACTTGGTCGGTGGCTCGACTAATTGTTAATGCCATAATCTTCGCCTCCCTAGAGGTCAACTGCGCATCATCAACTTTGATTGTCTTGAGATACTTAAGAGCAAGGCGGTGAGTGTGCTCCAATTTTAATGCGCGACTAGGGTATTTGACATGTTGGTTGACGCAGAGATAATTATACATCTCCTCATCAATCATACTGTCACTAACAACCGGGCGGTTGGGTTTGAACCAGTTGTTTGTCATGGTTCCCATACTGCCTATATTATGGTTGTTGATCTGATCAAAGTCAATTGATCTTTGTTGTAAAGTACCATCCGTAAAGACGCCTGTGTGTTTGTAGCGTTCAGAAACGAATGGGGCCAAGCTGACTAATGGCTCGGCAGCAACAGCAGCTATGCTACATACGCATAGCTCAAGATCAACGTCACCGCAACTTTTACAGTAATGTTGAACTTGTGGATCAATGTTTCGTTTGTTGATCCTGATCCAGTTGTTCACTTTATCTAAAGACCTCTGATCAGTAGGTAAGTTGAGAAGCACACTTTTGTATGCCTCGGTGACCTTATATGATTTGACAGCGGTCACTACTGTCTTATGATCGGTAACGGCAGACAAATTTTGCAAAGGTCTGCGAACATTTTTATTTTTTGGACCATACGTAACCTTACGCACAATGTCCTTTCCCGTAACTGTCACCTTGGCAGGCTCGGGCACCGGGTATGCCCTATTTGGACTAACGATTTCGGAGTATAGCTTATCCGGGACGTTACCACCAGAAATCACTACGCCCTTACTCACGCATGGCCTCTTAAGAGTATGTTGACTAGACATCCTCCGCAGTAGTGTGTTTCTTAC